TCACGTCAGAGCGCACCAAGCCTCTGATCATTGACAAGCTGCGCGCCTCCGACCGCGAACGCGAAATCGAAATCTACGACAAGCAGACGCTTCAAGAGATGCTGTCTTACGTCGTGACGGAAAGCGGAAAGATGCAAGCCGAAGACGGCGAGCACGACGACACCGTCATGGCCCTCGCTATCGCCAACTACATCCACGAAGGCAAATGGAAGCCCGTGGCTGTCACTGACGAATTTTATTCCCAAGCAATTTAAGGACCTAGATGGCGAAGAAGCCAACTGTACTGCAGGATGCAGACATCCTCACCAAGGTTCTCGCCAAGTCCCGAAGCAGCATCAACTGGACTGACAGCAAGCTCTCCCGAGAGCGCGAGCGTGTAACCAACTACCTGAACGGCGTTCTCCCCAAGCGCACATCAGAAGGCTCTTCGTCCTACGTCTCCTCCGACGTCTACGACAGCGTCGAGATGCAACGCTCACAGCTGCTCGAAGTGTTCGGCGGCAGCGACCACATCGCTGAGTTCGATCCCGACCAGGATATGAACTCCGACGCGTGCCGAATCGCCACCGAATATGCCAGCTACGTCATCTTCCGCCAGAACGAAGGCTACAACGTCTTCGGGGGTGTGATCTATGACGGCCTCACGGCGCGCGCAGGCGTGGCAAAGGTCTATTGGGACGAACGCTATGAATACTCTGAAGAGACCTTCGGGCCCCTTCCGTACGACGACGCACACGCGCTCGCCGCACAGGAGGACGTCGATGAGTTCGATGCTGACGCTGACGAAGCCGGAAACTTCTCGGGCACCTTAGTCCGCAAGAAGGACGTCTCGCGCGTCTACATCGTCAACGTGGCCCCCGAAGAGTTCCTGATTGAACCTCTGGCCACCAGCATCTTCACTGCTACCTACTGCGGTCACCGCACGCCTAAGACCAAGGCGGAGCTGATCGACATGGGATTCTCGAAGCGCAAGGTTATGGCCCTGTCTGCCGACGACGCCATGACGCTGAAGTTCAGCCCTGAAGTCATCGCGCGCACGGACCCGACTCGGTCCAGCCAAGCGGTGGACGAGCCCATCCAAGACGAGCTGCAGTACATCGTGTACTACGAGAGCTACGTCCGTATGGAAATCGACAAGGCCAAGGGCGTCCGTCTCTACAAGATTTGCCACACGGGCACCGCGATACTGGACGAGCCACAGGAGGTCGATAAGGCCCCGTTCCTCGCCTACGTCCCGCTGCCGGTCCCGCATGTCTTCTACGGCAACAACTTCGCTGCCCGTGTGATCCCGACGCAGAACGCACGCACCGTGCTGTTCCGTGGCGTTCTCGACCACACGGCGATCACGACGAACCCTCGGTACTTCGTGGTCAACGGCGGGCTCATGAACCCGCGCGAGCTGCTCGACAACCGCCTCGGCGGCATCGTCAACGTGCGTCGTCCCGACAGCGTCACAGCGGCTCCGCAGAACACGCTGAACCCGTACGTCTTCAACACGCTCACGCTGCTGACCGACAACAACGAGAAGTCCACGGGCATCTCGGCACTGTCGCAGGGCCTGAACAAGGATGCCATCTCCACGCAGAACTCTCAGGGTCTCGTGGACAACATGATGAAGGCCGCAGGGGGCCGTGGGAAGATCATGGCGCGAAACTTCGCGTACAACTTCTTCGTCCCGCTGATGATGGAAGTGATCCGCCTCTCGATCCTGCACAACGACAAGCAGTCTGTCATCGAAGTGGCTGGCTCTGAGCTGACCGTCGATCCGCGTCTGTGGACTGAGCGCAAGACGTGCTCTGTGTCCATGCACCTCGGCTACGGTGAGAAGGACATGGCGGTCCACAAGCACACCGAAGCGTACAAGATGCTCAAGGGCAACCCGCTCTTCAAGCAGCAGAACGAATACGAGCTGATCCGCGACACGATGAAACTGGCTGGCCTCAATAGGGCCCCGGCTTACATCTCGCAGCCTGATCAATCCACGCAACCGCAGCCTGATCCCATCAAGATGCGCGAGCTGGACATCAAGGACAAGATGGCGAACGCCGCTCTGCAGCAGGCAGCCAACGGTCAAGAGAAGGACAACCGCCTCTACGCGCTCGATCAGTCGAAGCTCGAACAGGCCGGTGCCGCGCTCAAGATCAAGGCGCTCGATCACGACCGCACGCACGACCGTCAGGACGCCGAGACGACCTCTCGCATTCAGGTGGCCGACAAGCAGCTCGAAATCGAACAGCAGCTAGCCGACAACGACAAAGCAAAGATTGCTGTGTCGGCTTCCGCCAACCCAAGACCCTAAGAGACCGATGTACCCTCAATTGATTGCAGCGGCCTCTAGGCTTGCACCTCTCTTCTCGCGCATCGGGGCCCGTGTGGGCTCCCTTGGCGCGGGCGGGATGCTGATGCCGAAGGCACAGTCCATACAGACGCCAGATGTAAGCGCTGTACCTATGTCTCCGCAGCAGCCGCCAGCAGTTGCACCTCCTATCTCCACGAGCAACTACGGCACGCCCACGAACTACTCGACCCCAAGCCTGCCGTGGTGGATCAAGTCCGCCCAGCAGGGCCCACTGCAGCCCCCGGCTCCTGTGCCGCCTCCTGCTCCAGCTCCTGCCCCGCCCACTGCGGTCCCGCAGGTGCCGCTGCCGCAGACGCGACCCGCAGAAGCCCCGGCTGCTCCTGACCCGATGTCGTTCTTCCAGCGCAACGCTGCGATGATGCGTGATCCAGGTACGGGACAATTCATCGACCCATCGGCTGCGCAGAGCGCGCAGGTGCGTGGGCCCGACCTCATCAACAAGATGATGGCTTACCTCCACAACAAGGCCGACGCTTGAACGAAGAGA